GGGTGGAGACTTTTAAACTATATAACTAAGTGGGGTGGCGAATGGCTGAGTTTACCCCGCTAGACGGTGCAGGGACCGATCGAGCGCAGCGAGGAGGACCACAGCTGCCCAAGGGCGGGAGCCCGAGGTGAGTGAAACCACCGAGGTCTAGGGGCAATTCGGGCTAGGGCAGTCTAGCGGAACGGGCAAGAAACTTAAAATATATGTTATTTTACAGATGACAGCCTACTACAACTTTGCTAGAAAAACACCATACAACAACTGTACACATGAACAACTGTGGATTTCCAGTTTTAATGATAGCCATGATGCTTTTTGTGGATGCACCAAACCAGTAACACATATGCTTAGTATTTTATTTCCAGAAGGCCATAGAGATTTAGACCTTACTATCAGACAAATTCTACAAAGAGAAAAAGAAGACACAATATGCCTTTTTGGTGGAACAGACGAAAGAGATGGTGGAGAGGCGCAAGAAGACCCTGGTACAAAAGAAAAAGATATACCAGACGCTACAGAAGAAGAATTTACAAAAATAGACGTAGAAGACCTACTCGCCGCCGCCGCAGACGCAGACACACCAAGGTAAGAAGAAAACGACAAACTATACCTGTAAGACAATGGCAACCAGAAAGAATAGTTAGATGTAAAATAAAAGGCATTTCTGTAATTGTGCTAGGAGGTGAAGGCAAGCAGTTCCAATGCTATACAAATGAAGCTACTACATGGACTCCTTTAAGGACTCCTGGTGGGGGAGGCTTTGGAGTAGAAAAGTATACTTTAAGTCATTTATATGATCAATATAAATTTGGAAACAACATATGGACAAAGACAAATATTTTAACAGACTTAGTACAATACTTAGGATGCAAGTTTGTATTTTACAGACATCAGTATGTTGACTTTATAGTAAAATACTCCAGAAACTTACCAATGACAATAGAGAAACTTACATACCCACACACACATCCTCAAGCACTATTGTTATCAAGACATAAAAGAATAATACCAAGTAGAGTAACTAAGCCACATGGAAAAAACAGAGTGATAATTAAAATTAAACCTACCAGAGTTGTACTTAAAAAATGGTTTTTCCAAGAAACATTTGACACTACAGGCCTCTGTAGCATATATGCTGCTGCCTGTGACCTAAACTACCCACACATAGGAGCTACATCACAAAATCAAATAATTACACTTTTTGGCCTAAATCAATCATTTTACAGCAAAGGAAATTGGGGAGCAGTTGTACAGACAGGCTACCAACCATACCCTTCAGTTACTACCTTTACCTATAAAACAGCAGCAACTAAACAAGTAGAAACATTTAATAAACCAACAACCTATGAAGCGTCTGTTAGCTACACAACAGGCTGGTTTAACCCAAAACTAATGCAGTTAACAGAATATGTAACACCACAACAGCTAGCCAAACCTGTACTAGCATTTAGATACAATGCACAACTAGACAATGGCAAAGGTAACTCTGTATGGTTTAAAAGCATTTTAACAGAAGACTTTTCTAAACCCAAAGTAGACTCTGACTTAATTATATCAGACATGCCCATTTGGCAAGCATTATATGGTTTTACTGACTTCATTAAAGCTGTAAAACCAGATCCCAATTTTTTAGCTTCTTACATTTTACTAATAGAAACAAGATTTGTAGAACCATTTAGCTCTCATGCAACAGGTAATTACTGGATCCCCATAGACAGCTCCTTTGTCACAGGAAAAGGACCATATAACACACCAATAGGAGACTATACAAAAACCAAATGGTTTCCTACAGTAAAAAATCAACAAGAATCCATTAATGCATTTGTAAAAGCAGGCCCATACATACCAAGACTTCAAGATGAAAAAAAAAGCACATGGGAGTTACATGCCTTTTATCAATTTTATTTAAAGTGGGGAGGTACCTACACTGAAGAAACACAAGTTGCAGATCCCAGCAAGCAAGGTACATATGTTATGCCCAGTTTCATCCAAGAAAAACTACAAATCATTAATCCAGCAAAGCAGAAAGCAGCAGCAATGCTCCACTGCTGGGACTACAGGAGAGGACTTATTACACAGTCAGCTATTAAAAGAATTTGCGAAGACCAACCAACTGATACAGATTTCCAAACAGGTTCAGAGTCAAGCCAACCTCTCAAGAAAAAGAAAAAGACAACAAAAGAGCTACCATACCCACCAAAAGAGAAAGAAGAGCTCCAGAAATGTCTCCTCTCACTCTACGAAGAAAGTATCTCCCAAGAAATCCCACAAACACAAAACCTGCAAGAGCTCATCCAGCAGCAGCAGCAGCAACAGCAACAACTCAAGTACAACATTCTCAAAATCATCTCAGAACTCAAGCAGCAGCAGCAACTACTAGGTCTACAAACAGGACTAGTACTTTGACACCATTCAAACCAGGCTTTGAAACTGAAACAGAACTACAGCTTTGCATTGCTTTTAAAAGATATCCCAGAAAATATAAAGAAGACCCCCCACTTTACCCCTGGTTACCTCCAGAACCCAGAGTTAACTTTAACCTCAATTTTAAATGCTAGGCATACAATGTTCACTTAGTAAAGCATGTTTATATAAGTTGTACCCCCAAAAAAACAATAAAAAAAAAAAAAAAAAAAAAAATAAAAAATTGCAAAAATTCGGCGCTCGCGCGCGCTGCGCGCGCGCGAGCGCCGTCACGCGCCGGCGCTCGCGCGCCGCGCGTATGTGCTAACACACCACGCACCTAGATTGGGGTGCGCGCGTAGCGCGCGCACCCCAATGCGCCCCGCCCTCGTTCCGACCCGCTTGCGCGGGTCGGACCACTTCGGGCTCGGGGGGGCGCGCCTGCGGCGCTTAATTACTAAACAAACTCCGAGTTGCCATTTGCCCCCCCTAAGCTCCGCCCCCCTCATGAATATTCATAAAGGAAACCACAAAATTAGAATTGCCGACCACAAACGGCCATATGCTAATTAGTTCCCCTTTTACACAGTAAAAAGGAGAAGTGGGGGGGCAGAGCCCCCCCACACCCCCCGCGGGGGGGGCAGAGCCCCCCCCGCACCCCCCCTACGTCACAAGCCACGCCCCCGCCGCCATCTTGGGTGCGGCTGCGCGGAGACAAAAATGGCGGGACCCAATAAATTTATAGTTTTACTTTCCAATCACATATTGCCACGTCACTACAAAG